CGCTGTCATCCATTCCATTTAGCATACCTCGCGTTTCCATTTATGCTTGTACCAATTATATATCGAATACACGAAATATTCAAGTGGTTTTTGTAAAATCTCATAATTAGGCTGGTAATTTTTAAAATATATGTTATAATGGATACGTGCGGTACGCAAGGGCTGTTAGACCGTCCTCTCGGAAGGGAGGCGAGGTCTTATGTCGGTAAATGAAGCATTGCTTTTGATGTTTCTGTTTGGGAATTTTATTCTCGGACTATTGACATACATTTCTAAAAAGAAATAACCGCCCCTTAAATGCCAGCGGGTAGCGGTTATTTCACAACCAAAAGCCTAACAGCCTTTAAGCGTCCGTGCGGAGAGGGGAAGCTTGCCGCGGCTTCCTTTTTCTCTTTTTTCATTACGAACTAATTATAATATATCTATCACGAAAAAGCAAGGGAAATTTTTGAAATAGTTGGAAAAAATAGGCCGGAAGAGATGATCTCCCGGCCTATTTTTGAACTATATTTTTACGTCAACCGTTTTTGCACCGACGCATTTACGAGCGATTTCATCTGTGTTATAGCTGTGCTGTTTAGATGAACGAGTCGTTCACTTTGAGCCAATCCTTGTCGAATAAGCAATGCGTTAATGCTTTCCATGTTAGACAATACGACGAGCTGTTCCAGAGTTGCGTGGTCGCGCATATTTCCGTCTTTGGCTGGATTAGCAATGCGCCACTCCACCGCCGTCATTCCGAATAAGGCTACGTTCAACAAGTCGGCCTCCGACGCATAGACCGCTGCCGCTTGCGCTCGCGTAACTTCCTTCGGGATAATCTGTTCTTTAATCGCGTCGGTATGGATTCGGTAATTGATTTTTGAAAGCGTCCGTTGCAAATTCCATTCGAGCGATAATTTTTGTTGTTCGTCAGATTTCAATCGTTGGAACTCTGTAATTAAATACAATTTGAATTCGGGTGAAATCCACGTCGCGAACTCAAACGCAATATCTCTGTGCGCGTAAGTTCCGCCATAGCGTCCCGGCTTCGCAATGATACCGATAGCGTTTGTCTTTTCGATCCATTGTTTTGAAGTCAGGACAAAACCGTTACTGCCGCTTTCATTTTTAATGTTACTGAAATCAGTAACATTAAAATCGGGGTTGTTAAGCTGCTCCCAAACGCCCATGAACTCAACCGTATAGCGCGTACTCATCCAGTGAGAAATAACAAGTCCGGTTGCTTCGGCGTTTTTATATTTCGCCATATCGGTCAAAGATATGTAATCATCCTGTTTGTGTGTGAGGACAGCTATTTCCGTTCCCTGCACAGTAATGTTTTCTTTTTTTGACATATAGTCACGCCCCCTATGTGTTGTTACATATAAGTATAACACATGGATAAGCGTGAATGCAACCATTAATCCTTATCATCCTTAGAAGGCTTATCATCCTTAGAATCTTCCGAAACTTCAATACCTAACATCTTCCATGTCTTTCGAGAGACCGCGTTGAGTACCATCGGCCCCATCCATCCCGCCAAGCCGGAAGAGACTCCAACCCAAGCCCCCGTAATACCAGCGCCGTGCGCAGCCATCATTACAATCAATCCTGCAAATCCGCTAACGAATATTTCAGATAATATGTAATTAAGCTTCGGCTTCTTATCGCCTCTTGCGTTCAGCACTCTCGCAAATCCGCCCAAAGAGGCAAGAAGAACCGCTGCCAGGGCTTCCCATATTTTCGTAACATCATACACTTATGTCCCCTCCTCTTTGCGCCACTTGTCACCCTTTCTCTGCTGCCATATGGAACCCAGGAATGAAAGAATGATTAACGCCAATACAAACAAACAGAAATTGATTAACGTGCCAGTCCACTGCCCAAGCGCCACCCAGAATCCAACCGTATTGAACACACTGTATTTTGACACCGCGGCGACAAATAATACGCGAACGCTTTGATACCCCTGGCTTGGCATCCACTTAAAGTATACGTGCATTTCTCGTATTTCCGCCATATCAGTGGGCTTATATTTTATAATAAGAATCCCGCTGTCTTGATTCAAGGCGGCTTTCGTAAACTCCTCATAATTGCATGGGTCAAATGGTGTAAGGTCAGGTGTTTGTTCGGAAATTAAGTCTAAAGTATCGTCATGTCTCACATAAGCCCTTGCGTATACATCATGGCGGCTGTCAAAAAAAGCCGCTATCACGCTCAACCTGTCCGAGTATGTATAGTTGCCGCTCAAAGCATCGGAGTTCACTTCGGCAGATAATGTATTAATCCATGTTACAATATCATCACATTTTTCAAGTAATAGCGCCCTCTGAATTTCGTTGGTTGTGTACACATTGAACAGTGAGTTTATTACAAGAAAAGCAAGGGGAATCAAAAATAAAAATTTTCTCTTACTGCTGCTAAAAATTTTATACGTAGCAAACACCCACTTTCTGGTTTATAATTGTTTTGTCTTATTTCATCATTTCCTGAATCGCGCTCTCAACTGCGTCCTTAAATTTGGCTGGCACATCATCAACGGCGATTTTTCCAAGCCTAATCTGTATCACGTAAAAATTAACCATAAAAGTCACCTGCCATTTCCAGGATTGCGGCCTCAACGGCATTAAGACGTTCCTCAAGGGTAGGCCCATAGTCAATTGGAGGTGGCAGCGAAGCCATTATTTCCGGCGCTTTCATTTCCTCCCACTCTTCGCCGTTCCACCACGGTTGGTTCATCGAAAGGGCAATGCCAACATCTTTGGTAACGAGGCTTTCGCCGTCTTGCATGGTGTAGCTTTCCGGCACAAGCTGGCCGTCGTCTCCATCACCGCTGCCGTCATTGACTACATGCGCCAATACATACTCAACTTTGTATCCATCTGCATCAATTACAATAGCGTCCATATCCCGCCTCCTAATTCATAGCTTTAAAAGTGACATTTACGGCAACTTCCTGAGTGGGCACATACGCCGGTAGAGTAACACCCGACCAGGTAACAGTGCCAGTGTTATTTATAGCCATTAAAATTGCCGCACTGGTAGGTACTATGATAGCAACGGCGTAAGTTCCCCATGCGTCCGGCCTGTAACCAGCGGGCAGTGTAAATATCACCTCACTGCTCACTAAAGCGCTTGACTTCATAAACTTGCCCGATATCGTAACATTGCCAAGGCCGTCTTTAGTATATTTTAACGTCGTACCACCGAGAGACGCGACGTAACCATTCGAATATACTGGATCGTTCCAAGTCTGGGTTGCGTCCTTAACGGCGTATTGCTTCCAGCCGCTGAACTTCGGGCTGACACCTGTATTGTAATTACCAAAATAGCTGATGATCGGTGTTGTATGGGATACATACGTCAGCGTGGTTCTTAAACCTGAAAAACGCGTAATCGTAATCAACCCATACGTCCCTTGCGCCTGGTCAATCGGAAGGGACGGATACGGCGTGACGCTGGAATCCAGATTGCCATTTGCGTTCAGATACAGTACGCTCATATCCGGCATAGCCGCAATAATCTGGTCAAGGGTAGCGGCGTTTGTCAGACCAAGTTCTTGCAGGGACGAATAGATCGTTTGGCTCGTGGAGATGATAACGCCGCCAGTAGCTTTGAACTCCTGCGCAGTACCCGTCGGCTGGGTTCCGACTTTAGCGATTACGCCCATCGCTTCCGCGTCAAGTACAACATAGTTACCGCTTCCGCTGTTGCCTGTCGATAAAAGGTTGCTCCCGCCGGTGGAGCGCAGGGCGACATAGCAATTATTAAACGCGCAGTTAGTCGGTTCAACATAATTGGTGTTCTTAGCGAATATACCATAGCACATCGTATTTGCCGAAGCGCCGTTGAAGTTGCAGCAGTAGACCCTAACAAGGCTTTGGCACGTATCGAATTGCAGCATAGGGTCGTTGTCGTTCGAGAATGTTATATTTAGTAGTCTAAGATTTGCGCTTTTTAAACCTATAAAGTTTAATCCCGCAAGCGTCACCTTTGTGGCATCCCCGCTGGAACCCTGTATAGTCAACCCTTCCGTAAACGATAGGCCCTTATATCCAAGCACGCCCTCGCTTCTGTAGTCGCCGTCGGCTAAATTTATTGTAACTGTACCGATTGTCACGGCGGGTAGCAGCTGCATGGCGTGGTCTATCGTCTTAAACGCCGTTCCCGTCGTAAGCCCATCGTTGCCGTCATTACCCGTTGCAACATTGACATAGTAAGTTATTCCGGGGCCTATGATCTGGGACAGTGAACGGAAAGGCGGAGTAAACCAGTCAGCTTGCCCGGTAATCTCCTTAAGCATCACGGCATACCAGTTCAGTATCGTCTTGCCATTCCCCAAAGCCCACGTTGAATCAGGAGGTAGTGGTGTATACTGGTTTGGGGTCATACCGTCGGCCAAATTTTTTAAAACTGACCATTGTTCGTCCGATGTAATAATACCTCCGGTCAGCCAGGTTTCCTGCCCTTGAGGTTGGTTGCTGTTTTTAACTATTGTCCCCCTGTTCGAGGCGGATAACGCCGTGGTATTTCCGGTTCCCGAATTGTTAGTTGAAATAATAATGCCGTATTGCGCGGATATGGCCGTCATACAGTTGTTTAATGTATTATTCGACGCGTTTAATGCCCCTCCGCCGTTTAACGAGATGCCGACGCTGTTTACGGTATTAGACCCGTTGATTATGCAACTGTCGATTATGGCATAACTATATGAATTTTCAATGTCAATTGCCGCCATACCCGCGGTGTTGTTGATAGTTAAATACCGTAGGTTAAGGCTTTGACACCTCACGTTATAAAACGCAAGCTGGGGTATCACAACCTTCGCGTTATTCGACGAATTGCCCGCTATTGTAAATCCTTTGGCTATTACCTTGCTGTTAAGAAATGATATTAAATACCCTTCATTCTTAGTATAGTCACCATCCGCGAGACTAAAAGTTACAAAGCCTGTCACCAAACTTGGAAGCTGATCATAGGCATGTTTAATCGTTCTAAATGCGGTTGCCGCTGTCAACCCATTGTTGGCGTCGTTGCCAATGTTTGGGTCTGGGTTAATATAATAAGAGCCGCCCGGCCCGTATGATACAGGATAGGCGACCGTATCAAACGATACCGGATTAACGCCATCGTTTTTATAAACAGCCATTCCAAACGGAGTGTCGGTCATCCCTAAAATTTTCTTGGCAAATAGCCACATGCCGCTTTGCGGTAATGGAACAACATTTGTAAATGCCCACGAGGTTCCGTTGTAATCCCCTCGCTGAACATTCGTAACCGCGTTCTGCGTCCCCAAGTACGCAATCGCGGTGTTCCCAAGAACGGCTGCCTGTGAACTCACCTGTGATACACTGCCAAAAAAATCAAACACACCCTGATAATCAGTGTACAGCATATGGTTATAAACATCTTGGAATGCGCCATCTATAATATTAAAATTAGAATCCGGGGCGTCCCCCGCTATCGAATGTCTCCAGTCTATAAATCTCATAGTATCATCCGCGTCAGTAGTTACATTTAAACCCAAGTATGGGGTTTGCTTCATTTACTTTCCTCCTTTGCGGCTATTCCAGCGTTATATAATCAACATTTTCCATAGTCATCCCATCAAAATCCGAAAATGGAAAGTTATCCATTTCATCCAGCAGCCGATACCTTGTAAATATATAGCCCAACGGTTTGTTAATTAAAACCATATCATTGCCTGTCTTTGGCAAATACATAACCGCAGACTCTCGCAAACCATTGCGTAATATATTTTTATGGATAATACTTGGATATTTTGTAACGCTCCAATGATTGGAACCCAGAGCCGATGCCAACGTCATCCTGGGTTTAATTTGAGAAGATGATCTCAAATTAGTACCAACCTGGGATGATGTTAAAACCGCTTTATTGCTCGCATCCGTAAAATGTTCAAAGTATACTCCGGCAGTCGTATCGTTTAATATCATAGTACTCGAACCGCCAACATAATCCAAAGAATGGGCATTCGCGGAAGAATTTAATATCGACGCGGCATCAACTTTGTTATGCCCAATTTTATGAGTGTTTACGTCTGTTTGCAAAATCCAATTATTCGGCTGGAAATGTAAAACTTTTTGAATAGTGATTAATATCTTGCCGCTGACCAGTATTAATCTGTTGCGTGCGCCCAAAACGTCATTTACCAAGTTATAAACGATTATTGGAATCGTCGTAACCTTGTTTCTTAAAAATATATCTATACGTTTCAAAGGATCGCCTCCAAATTATGTAGTCGGGTTCTCCAGCGTAATAACAAGTTCCCCAGCTTTTATGGTAATAACCGTCCCTTGCTCCACAGTCCTTTGAATGGTAAGATCACCAAACATCAGTAAATTGCCGCCTGTTTGAGAATCATATATAACATAGCTTTTCACCGTCCCCCACGAAGTAAGGCTTTCATTAAAAGAAATAGCGCCGTTGTTCGTCACGGTGCCATTAACAGGCACGGATAAATTACCGGTCAATTTAACGCGCACGTACCCAGAACCGCTCGGCGTGGGTTCCAATACAGAACCTCCGGCTATGTTGGGCGTTGTTAAAGATAACCCCAGCCAATAATCAGTCGGAAGAGCCGGGCTTATCTGCGTTTTAAAAACGTTTCCCATCACGTTGTTCAAATAATATGTAGTATTCATATTGTTCCTCCTTATAATTAGATATTGTTTAACTTATGAAGCCAGGATTGATATTCTTTGTGATATACATAAACCCCTGGTTCGGAATTTCAGTGTTGCCCTGCGGGTCAATCGCCGTAACCTGATAAATATACTTTCCATACAGGTTTTTAGTTTCCGAAGGCAACAGATTAACAACGGCAATGCTGTAAGTGCCGGTCGGTTCATTAAATACCGGAACGCCCGTCTTGGATAAAACAACCGTGCCAAACTTATTGCTAAAATTGATAATTGAAAAATCCACCCGGCACCCGTTTATATCAAACGGCAGAGCCAAGGGCTTGGGAGTAAAAAACGACAGTTGTATCGTCTGATCTTCTCCTCCAACAAATGAAATTTCAGGCAAAGTATAAACGCAGTCCATAATATTAACCACCTCCTATATTCATAGGAAACTCGCATGTAAAAACAGCCGTGCAATGACCATTAATATTTATCAAATTATCACCGCGAACAAATCTGAAAAAGTTGAAATTAAAACAAGGATAGATATTGGTTCCCAAATCGCTTGTTATTATCCCGTTTTCATTATCAACCGATATAATCATGCTCTGTCCGCTTGGTAAACCCGTGAAAGAAAACACCCTGCCGGAATCAGAATAATTTGTAATACTAATCGCGCCTGCCCCGCTGAGTCTTAGTTCCAATTTTGGATAATAATATCCGTTGTACGTACTCCGATTGAGAAAATTAAAATCCAAACTGCCATTCGAAGTATAAGTGAATATTTGTGGATATGTAAACGCAAACGGTGAATCACACTGCACTTTGCAGCTAAAAGCCAAAGGGAAACGCCCCGAAGTTTCATATCCCAATCCGGTAATAATGCACCTGTATCTGGCCGTTTCCATGTCCGGCTGGTCAATCTCCAACCACCTGTAACCATTCTTGCCGGTAAGCCAGGATGCTATCGTCTCTAAATCCCATCTGTCCAAGTGCTTGCCATTGCTGGTATAATCCTGATTCAGCCCAAACACCAAAGTAAATTCCAAAGGGCTGTCATATTGCGTCCCATAATAAAAACCCCCGTATCTGCGGGGGATTCTATCTCCAACCATCGTGCCGTCAGATGTAAAAAATCCATTTGAACTGTTTGTAACCGATCCAAAATCATAAATCATCAACCCGTACTGTTCACTCGGAATCCCATCAAAAGAAAAATTATAACCATAGTATGACAATAATCATCACCTCTTTCAGGTGTTAATTTTATTACGCAATACAATTTGTATCAGGTTCAATACTGGGCGCGTTGATAATATCCGTTATAATCTGAAGGCAGGCCGCCAAATTGGTTACGCTCACCTGTCCTTTAACTTCAATATTGTTCAGACAATTATAAATAGATATTAATCGTTCTCTCATTTCACTGTTGTTCATAATAGGTCTCCTTTATTGTACATTATTTAACACACTGGTAAGTTGTGTAAAGAAAGAAGCGGCAATCCTGGTTCCTTGCCCAACCGCGTTGGGCATACTGCCGCCGCTGGTTGCTAAAGTCGCTATAGCATTCCACGCCTGCATGACTATGGTGGCAGAAATTGGTGAACCACTGTAAGCGGAACTGAATGGGTACGCTGGATAACCCTTATAATCCCGAAAATCATTAATTCTGGCACAAAAATTATTCCATTCAGTGGCGGAGATCTGTACCCGGCTTCCGGGCGCAATAGTGCTTATCCATTGCCAATTTTGCGGGCGTGGCGGCCCCGATGTCGCAACCGACGCGCCCGCCTGCGTAGTACCCCCCGTATAGGTTACAACGGCTGTAACATTATAAGTCGTTCTCGGCTGCAATCCTGAAAATGTAAAATTGCCGCCGTTAGGAACGCCGTTTGGCACAGTAGCCGTTCCTTTCGACTGCCCATTTAATGACCACGCTACTACTCTTGGCGTTTTCGCATACGTCACATCAAACCCGGCCACATAAGCCATAAACGAATTTGCGGTTATTTGGTCGGTAACTATTGATATACTGATAAAATCACCTCGCTAATCAAGCAAATACAGCATATAAACCTCTCACGGTTGCGCCAGAAAAATCCCATGTTCCTTCGACGTATGTTTGACCATTGCCAACTACAACGAAATTGGTGCCATAGCATGATAACGTGCTGCTACCAATATTATCATATATTCTAAAAGTGCTATTCGATCCATTATTTCTCCAAAAAGTAAAATCACCAACAGAGGTATCACTAACCTGCATATATGCCGATCCTGTGGTGCTATAATATTTTCCTCCGCGTATTATGCCGCCGGTAATCGTAGCGCCATTAATTATGTTGCCTGTGATTGTCATACTGTCAATCGCCCCTGCGGATATTTTCCCCGCTGTAATCGCCCCGGCTGATATCTTATCGGCTGTAATCGCCCCGGCTGATATCTTATCGGCTGTAATCGCCCCGGCTGATATTTTATCAGCAGTAATCGCGCTCGCCTGAATCTGTGCCGCGCTAATTGAAGCGGCGTTAATCTGGTTGCCGTCTATCTTCCCCCAATATTGAGATGATGGATCAAGATAGGCCCCCGTAGCCCTAAGCCCGGCGGCAGTAATGGTCGTACCGCCAATAGTCATAGAACCGCCCGTAATTGTTGCGTTTGTCATTTTCGCGTTCCCCGCAGAATCAACCGTGAACGCGCCGTTGCCCAAGTTGATAGATCCGCCGGATATAAGCCCAGAAAATGTGCCGGATGTGCCTTCAAGAGCGCCCCTTATGTGAACATTCCCGCTGGTATCAACCCAAAATTGGGCATTTGCCGTATTTATCGTATAGCCGTTCCCGGAATACAACGGGTATTTCCCTATGGCGAATCCAGTAAATGGATTTAGCGTTATCTGCGTGTTCGTACCATTATACAGGTCAAATGTTGCGTTGCTAAGCGACGCGCCGCTTCCGTCTACTTTAAAAACAGCCTTGCCCGTGCTGTCGGTCTTTGCGCTCTCAATAATCAGGCTGTTTCCTGCAATCATTGTCCCTACTATCTGCGGCGCAATAATCCCCCAAACATCTCCCGCATTCGGGTCATAAAACTCTCCAATAGCAATTTGCGCAGATGCCCAATTGTTCGATGTCATCATAATGCTGTTGTTGTTTACCCATACCTGCTTTGGGTCATATGTGCCGTTTTTCAAAAGCTTCCTGATTCGCAATCCCGCGTCATCCAGCGTTGGCGCTTGCCCGCTGCTCGATGTTATCGCATTAACCGCAACATTAATTGCCGATGTAATAAAATCCGATACCGACGTGTTGGCTCCGCTCTCAACCCACTGGTTATAATTGTACCTCCCGGAATCAAGCTGTTTGCCCATCGAAATGCTCTGCTGTAAAAGGTCAGAAATGCAAAATTCTGCGTTAGAAACCTTAAAAGTGTTGCCAAATTCGAACTTAAAGTCATCTAATTTGTCATAATTAAATGTGCATTTTATGAATATGGGTTGAATGACATTATCGTCGTCAATCCTTAAATAAGTTTTACCCCCAAGCCTAACCGCGTTTTTAAACGAGATAAAATCATCAACGGTTAAAAAATTTGCCATATCAACACTAAATGTATATGTCGGCGTGGATAAACTCGAAAGGCATTGTTTCCCATAGTCATATAAATCCCATTCAACCGCTCTCTGTTGATATACCGTGGTGTTCATCGTAAAGTAAAACTGCGCGTTTGATACGGTCAATGTCAACGCGGTTCCCGAAAATATTTTCGGCGTCGTTGGGTCTGGCCTTAAATCGCCGGAAGTGCCGTTCACAGTTCCGGTCAAAGAAATACATCCGCCTTCAAACTCCGTGCCGTTCACACTCCCCGTATTCAGGCTTGCCGTAAACAAAAAGCTTCCCGTCCCCGTAACCGCCGTTTGATACGAGGCTTTGATAACCTCCGCGCTTATTTGCATTGAACCCGTATTAACCGTTAATGTCCCGCCCGTAATCGTGTAGGAATTTTGATTGGCGCTTGTCACATTCATGGATATATGCGATCCCGATATGGCAAATGGCGTACTGGCCGTAATCTGATTGCTAAGATCAGGCGTGTTAAACGACTGAACCGCCGGAACCACGAAAGAACTATCCTGTACCGCGTTTTCAATAGTAAATTTATCCAATACAAGTAATTCATCCTCCGTAAAAAACGCCGCAAAAGACGTCGCCTTATTAATTGCGGACATTTGATTTACGGTGTTTTGAATTTGCGTCTGGGTTGTGGTTATCGCGTTTTGCTGTGCCGTTATACTGGAATTGATAGTTGCAATCTGGCCGTTCAACGTGGCAATTTGCGATTGCTGATTTAATCCTTGATTATTAGCCTGAATAGCAACCGCCAATTGATTCTGCAAACTGGTTAAACTGTTCTGCATATCCGTAAGCGCCGCCTGCTGCGTCAAAACCTGCGTTGTTTGGAGCGCGTATGTCACCGCTAAATTATAATACGGCAATTGGTAATTATCAAAATTGGTTTTCCAAGAATTATACTTATCTATAAACGCTTGGGATACATTACCGGTATTCATGTAATAACTCAAGTCGTAAATCTGATTTATCCCCATAGGGTTGACGCTTCTTATATCAACCCCGTCAGCTCCCGTCACATCTAAGCAAGTCACAATATTTTCAGAATTCTCGGCAATCTCAATCTTTTTCAGCAGATTATCAAAGGCAAAATACACCGGCGCGGTAGCAATCAGTGCATTAACACTGTGAACATTAACCAATCGTTTATATGTGTCAAATTCAAAAACGCATTGATAAGTCTCCTGCGCCGTTTGCTTGATAAAATCATATATGTTCTGGTTGCTCACATCAAACGTCCTGTACCTGCCAATCAAATCACTGTCCACGGTGCCCACAGACCACGATGGCATTCTGTTCATCACAATGCCCAAAAACGTATCATCCCGAGATGCCGGGTTCCAGAAATTATAAGTCGAACTGTCCAAGTACAATTGTTTATACGTAAATTCATATTCCAGAGAATATGCCGTACAGCTTTTTATTTCTTTTACGCCATCGCCGGTTTTTTTGGGATCAACCAGTATAAATTGCCCAACGCCCTTTAATTCCACAATCCTCGTTCCAATAACATCGTCATAATTCGGTGTTTTAACTCCACCGACATACGCCGGAATATTGAAAGTAATTTGAGATGTCTCATTGTAACAAATTTCCGCCGCTATAGCGTTTGCATACCCCAAGTTGCCAATTGGCGTTCCGTCATTCGCCTTTAGGATAAGAGTGGGCCTGTCGCTCAAATTAATTTGAGTAAAATCTATAACCAAAACTTCGCCCCCTTCCTCGTAAATTTACGTAAATTTATTTTAAAAAACGGTTGATTTTTTCCGACGAACAGGATATAATAAAGGTGAGGGCATGGTAATACCCTCACCAATACTACGCATGGCCGCATTCAAGGCGGTCAGGCCGCAAATCATCTAAATTAAAGAATAACCGCTAACCTTTCGCTTAGAGTGGGCGGTTATTTCTTTTTTGAAACATATGTCAAGATCGCTATTATAAGCAATCCAAACGTTAGCATAAGAAATAATGCTTCAAACGTTGACATACGGCCTCACCCCCTTTCAGAGGATCGGCCTGACCGCCCTTATGCGTCACAATGCGCATTGTTATTATAGCTCATCAGAATAAATAAATCAAGCCAAATGTTTCATAAATACTGGTAAATACAGGAAACGTATTATCAATTACGCCATACGCAATGTAGCGCCGGCAAGGGTCGTAATCCCCCTGCGGCTAAAGCCCTGTGTTATCTTATCCCCCGCAATCTGCGCTATTCTGTCCGCGTGATCGGTAATATCCTGGTCTGTCAATTGTTTAGTTACTTGCACCGGTGCTTCAATTGAACCTATGCTGACAACCACGGGCGCATTATTCACAGGCGATACTTTTGTGTTACTGCCGCCGCTTAAAGAGCTTATTTTATTATACATGGCATCTGCCGATGTCAACTGAGAAGTCCCCAGTATCTTGTTAAATATCTCCAACGCCTTCGCCCCAATATCAATAAACCCATACGCCGTTTCTTTCTGCCGTTTCGTTAATACCGCTTCTCCCTTTTGCAGCAGCGCGAATACTTCGTCATCCTGCGCGGAAGCCCCGGAACCGCCAACTATACCCCCGGCATGATACTTTTGATACAATTCGTCCCCGCCAATACGATTAATATACCATATCCCCGTGTGACCGTCCTTAACTATCGGTACACCCAAAAGCGATGCCACCTGAGACGCCAGTGATACGTTTTCCGCCGCTAACTGGTTTTGTTTGGCCGCGTCCGCATTGTTCCAGGCCGCGCTGTTGGCTTTCATCTGATTAACCAACGATTTAACCCGGCTTGTAACCGCGCCGGATGAAGCGCCGGTATCATAACTTCCCGTGTTCCCAACTATGTTTGGCGTTGTCTGCGCAGTCCCGCCGGGCGTCGTTTGCGTCGAAGCCGACATATTTGAAAACCCCGCCGATGTACTGGCGGAGAGAATGGCCAATTGCTGCTGTGTTTGCAAAACCGCGTTAAGATAATTCCCATAAGTCGCCACCGCCTGCGATGCACTGCTCCATGCGGAATCCAACGTACTTTGCGTAATATTCCCATATTGATAATTCCAATTTTTAAGATCATCGTAAAGAGTACTCCACCTGTTGGAAATTCTGTCAACAGCCAGTTCATAAATTTTTTCCTGGCTGCTGACGCTATTTTGAAGAACCTTAATTTCCCCGTCCTTCTCCGATTTAAACGCCGCCGCCATATCGTCAAGAGTGCTGTTCATACTGTCCGTGGCATATTGATTCTGTTGATCCTGAAGGTCATTCTGGCTTTTGGCCAGCTGCTCTTGCAGCTTCTGCTTCTGCGCTTGCGCTTCCTTACTGTCATCAAGTGATAATAACGCAATTTGCGATTGTAAATCCGCTTGGGATTTTACGCTGTCAGCCACGGTTTTATCATATGAGGCCTTCTGCTGCGCCAATTTCAGCGAATCCTTCTGGGCGTTTATTATATTCTGGTAAGCGTCCTCCTGGGATTTTAAAGCGTCAATCTGGTTTTGAACTTCCTGCTTTATCATGTCCTCAACATATTTCAACAGATCATCCAATCCCGTCTGTTGCTGTTTCAAAGAATCCGATAAAGTCTGTGAAGCCGTTTTCGCGGCATCCGCCAATTGCCCTGTGGCCTGCCCTATGCCGGTAATCGCCTCATCCGCCATAGAGCGCAGATTGTTAATATTGGTCAATGCTTGTTCATATTGGTCATTGCTCAAACCCAAAGCCTGCACCTGCGCCAGATTCGCATATACAAGGCCCCATGTCGATTTAGATACGGCGTCGGTGCCAAAAATCAAATTATTCAGCGCGTCATTTTCATTTCCTAATACCGCCGCTCTCAATGCCTCTACATAATTAAGGGCGGTTTGAACCGCAAGGTCGTCTGTGCGAGCCGCCGTAACCTTCTTAATGGTTTCAGCGTTAATCTCAAGTTGTCCGTTCTCATCCGTCAGATAAGATAAATATTGTACGCCCAATCCGGCAATTTTCTGGAAAGTATCAACCGTTATAAAGCCGGAATCACTAAATTGCTGCGCCGCGTCAGTCAATGTGCTATATACATTTTGTACACTACTTAACGCCGTATTCGCGTCCGAAACAATCGAATCCAAAACATCCTGCATAGCTTTGGCCGCGTCATTCAAGTCGTTTTCCATCGTCCTGTAAGTATCGGACGTCTTATCTTTCAATTGAGAAATCTGATCATGTATTCCATTTATAACGTCTTTCCATGCCGCAACTATATCGCGCTTGTCCGAACCCGTAATGGTCATCATGCTTATGGCGTCTTTCGAAGCCTGTAACTGTAAACTATAAACGCTGTCAGTGGCGTCGGCCATTGATTTCGCCACATCAAACCATGTGGAAGAGTTTTGCTGGTTAGACTTGTTCAAGTCCTCTGTAGCCTTTATTAAATCTTCATACGCCTTGCGCAGATCATTCGTTTCCTGCTGTGTCTTGCCAGTCAGTTCATTTATGTGTTCCTGATTCGCAATATACAGGTCATTCGCCTGCGCGTCATAATCGACCCGGAACCCCGCGCCCTGTAGTTTATCCACATTTGCGCTGATTTGTTTGCGTCTTTCTTCATTAAGATTATGTAATGCGTCCTGTTCCTGCTTGTATAGGTCAATAAGCTTTCGCTGATCCGCTATTCTGTCCGCGCTATATTTTGTTATCTGGTCATTCTGATTGGTTCTGGATATTTCGGCTTGTAAATCACTGAGCCGTTTTTCAGCCTTATACAAAGTATCTATCACGGCAACATATTCTTGTACTTCCTGCGTCACCGCTTTCGCCCCGCCACTGGAAACCTTTGAAGAATTACCGCCGGTGGTCAAATTGCTAAAATCAATTGTTAATTTGGAAATTTGGCCTATAACATGAGAGTAGGCGGCAACAACGGCATCAATTTGTTTCTGAACATTCTCGCTGACGTCTTGCTCGCCCGCGGACGCTCGTAAACCTACCATTGCGTCTGTGGCGGCTTCTAGGCTTGAAACCGAACCTGCCGCTTTTTCCCCAGCACCTTTTATGGCGTCACCCATATTTGCAACCGCAATTTTAGCAAAATTCGAAGCATCCTGTAAGCCTTTGTGAGCAATTGTATAAATATCGGATGCGGCGGCGTTGCGAAGCTTGACAATGGCGTCTATCTTCATTGCTTCCGTCAAGTCTGTAAGCTTCTGTGTATTCACGATTAATTGACCGTTTTCTAAATTCAGCGCGCTCAGATACTCCGGACTCAACGCCATTAAAGCCTGGAATGTACCGACCGAAATTGCGCCATTGTCATTGTATTCTTTAATAGCGCTGGCAACCGTCGTATATGATGATTCCATCACCGCCAGTTGGTTATTCAAATCAACGGTCTTGATAGAAAGATCGGCTATCAGCGCCAACTGCTCTTTTGTAAATCCGTTTACGACACCTTGCTTAACAGCTTGTTCCACCAAACTATTAATAAGCTTATTGGTATTATCAACATTAATTTGAAGTTTCCCATCTGTCGCGGTCAGTAAATTCGCAAAATCGGTTCCGCTCTGCTGTATATCTTTAAACGTGGCCGCTTCAACTTGCCCCGTCCGAGCTTGCTGCTCCATCGCATCTTTAAGCACATTAACTTTGTCCGCTACTTGCCCAAAAGCATCCATATATATTTCCCACGGGGAAGCATTGCTGGCATCTTCGGCAGCCTTCGCTAAAGCAGGGAAGCTATCGTCTACTGTTTTTTTTATGGTGTCATTAAGAGATTCGTTTGCGCCAATTGCCGCTACAACGGCGGTTTTCATATTGTCTAATTCCTGCGTAGTCTTTGGAATGCCGTGTTGCTGCTGGTACAGGGCTTCCTGATATTCGGTCTGGTTTTTTATGTAAGTATCCATTGTCGGCTGTATATCAGTAATTGCCCCGTTTAATGCCTTGTATTCTTTAGACTGCGCAAGAGTCAAAGCCTCGGCGTTTTTGCCCGAACCGTTAAGCTCATCTTGTTTTTTCTTCACCAAATCCATTGATTCGCGTAACGCGCCATAATACTTTAACGTTGCGTCAGGGTCATTTTTGGGATCAGCATATAAAGTGGGTGCATATATCGTACCCGGATTATGCTGTGCTAAATTATATGGAGACATTATTTGTTTTATCTGATCCGTTAGTCTCGAATCACCAAACAATTGTCCCATACTACCAATATCCATTACACGGGACTGCATTCCAAACAACCCGACGTTCCCAAGCATCGCAACTTCATCTCGGGCGGCGGCCAGCGATTTTTGAAGTTGTGCCAAATAATCCAAATTTTCTTGATCCGTTACGGTTTTCAACGCTTCGGCGTATTCTTTTGTTCCGCCCGTCAAACCTTCCAAAGCTTTTTTCCGGTCGCCAAGCAGAGGAATTATCTGATTCTGAATATCTTTGAACTGCGTCTCCTGTTCGGTGGTTCTATTGGATATTCCGGCCAAATTCTCATATTGAGCATATAAATCTCTTAACTTGTCCGCTTGATCGCTTGCGGCTTGCCCAGCCTCAATGTCTTTTTTATTAGCCTCATGTTTTGCGGCAATATAGTTATTATAAGCCATTATTGCGCCAACGAAAACTAATCCCAAGCCTAAAATAGCGACTTTCGCTATTGCGGCAGCCCCTCCGACAGCTTCCAGCGCCGTTTTATAAGTATATATTGTCTCCGTGGCACTATTAACAACAGTAGGAATGCCCGCAATTGCCTTGTATAATTCATTAAATGGAGCAAATATCGCAGTAATTTTATCCCATTTAGAAATTGCTAACAATCCAAGCGTGATCAAAATAACCACATTAAGGTCATGAAATCCGTTGACAACCCACGTAAGAGCATCAAGCAGTCCTTTTATTGCACTTGTATTAATAGTGTTTTCCCACATACCAACCACTGATTGACTCAGTTTGTTTGCCTTATAACCCACACTGTCCATTATAACGCCGAATTTATCCAGCGTTGTCCCCGCGCTCGTTTGTGCAACTTCGGTATATTTGAGTACATCTCCATAATTTGCCATTGTCGCTCGGAAGATATTAGATTGGCGAACACCCGCCATCGCCGTACTAATTGCGTTCTGTTGCGTTGTATTAAAAGATTTCCATCTATTACCAACATCATCTATTACATCGCCCAAATCGCGCCAAGCCCCGCTGGAGTCCCTAAGAGCTATGCCAACCCTGCTCAATACTTTTTCCACATCGTTCAGCGCGGTCATATCGCCTGAACCATCGTCGACAAAGTTTCCTACCTTGACGTTTTCCATTCGCGCTATAAGAGTCCGCCAAGTCTGCCCGATTGTCTCCGCCGAAAGACGCGTTCGTTCAGATCCAACCGCCAAAAGTCCGGTCAGTTTGTCTATCGAAATTCCCGCTTGTCCCGCGCTCGCCGCTACATACTGGAAGCTAGTGGCAATTTCCTTGGCGCTCGTCGCCGCCACCAAGTCTACAGCGTTAAATTTATCAACAACGCTCATAGCGTCACTGGCGGCAAGATTATAGCCGTTTAAAGCCGCGGTAAGAAGCTTTGTCGATTCTGCGTTGTCAATTTGCGCCACGCGAGAGAACATAGTCGATGTTTGTATCAACTGGTTCGTTTCCTCTATCGACTTTCCCTGGCGCAGCCATTCGTCCGCGCCTTCCATAACAGCTTGGGTAGTAACGCCAAGCGCTTTGGCATACTGGTTATATAAAATGACACTTTCCCGCGCCTGCGCGTTCGACCATCCCGTCACCATCTGTAGGTCGGTCATAGCCGTATCAAGTTCTATAACAGCCCGTACACCATCGCTAATAGCCCTCGCGACCTGCATAAACATGGTGCCCGCAATCATCCACAGTCCAAACTTATCAAATGCGTTGGATATCATGTCACCAAAAGACTTCATATTTTTCCCGGCAACTATTGTGTCAGTGTTGAGCTGCCGCATCGCTAGTCTGGCCTTATTCAGATCTGCTTTAGTGTTAATACCGTTGATTGCCGCCTGAACTTCTTCGACTTGTTTAACAAGCTCCGGGTTGCCTTTATAAGCGGTATATCTTTTCATAAAGACATCCAGATCCATCTGAAGCTTTTGTACCGCGCCACCTAGTTCTGTCTCTTTTTTCGCGCTTGCGGCGTCCTCTTTATATCGTTTAACCGCCTCGTTAAGCAAATTGTACTTATTAGTCAGTTCAGTCAATTGCTCTGCGTCTGGATTGTTCTTAACTCCGGTCATTATATCTTGAAATCTTGAATTAAGCCCTTCATTGCCCGAAGCTTCCAATATTCCTTTATTCTTAAGTTGGTAAGTCTCCAGTCTTTCCAACATCAAGACTGTATCAGCGATAAGCTCTTTCTGTGCTGCGGCTTCTTCCTCGGCTTTTTTCAGGCTTGCGTTGGATCTATCGAGGGTTTCTTGATATTGTTTGGCTTCCTCACTAAGGAGTTTGAACTTATTAGTCAGTTCAGTCAATTTTTCGGCGTCTGGTTTGCTCGCAACTTCAGTCGCTATATCTTGAAGTCTTGAATTAAGCCCTTCATTACCAGTAGCCTTCAATATTTCTTGATTTTTAAGTCGGTAAGTTTCTAGCTTCTCCAACATCAATGCCGTATCTACGGTAAGCTTCTGCTGTGACGTGGCTTCCGCTTCGAGCATCTTTCTTCCTTTTTCGCGATTGTCGTTAATAATAATTTGCTTTTCTGCGAGTTGTTTCGTTTCTCCGTCTATTTCACTAAGGATAACTTTTTCTTTACCATAACCCAAATTATGTATCTCTGTTTTATGTATTGCTTCATCTTCATCGGCTATTAAGCCCTTATAAATAGTGCGTATTTTAGTAATCTGGTCTTTAACCTCGGATAACCCACTGGTATCAGCCTCAACAGACACTTTTAATCCGCCTTGCTCCCGGACTATTTTTTCCATTTCGGCAACTTGGCTGTTTATATTAGCTTTATCAGCTTCTAAAACCGCTCGTACCTTAATACTTAAATCACTGGCCATTTTTGTTATCTCACCGTCCTTCTAAGCGAGAAATAATTAAAAAAGCAGGGGTTTGAAGATGTATCTTCTTGCCCCTGCTTTACTTGTTTCACAATCATTAATGCCGTATAAACTATTTAGCGCCCTCACCATACTCAAAGAAACCATAATCCCACGGGCTGCCACCCGGTAAATCACTCCCGGAAATTTCAACGCCTTCATCATTTAAAGGCAACGCGAAATAATAAGTAACTATAGTGCCGTCTTTCTGCGTAAAATATGCCGTATGTATAGAACCGTGCGCCACTTCCGGGATAAACTCATACTTCCCGCCCTCAAGTTCAATTACATTATAATTATAATTGCCATACTTTTTCATTAAAAACACTCCTTTAGATTAATTTTTATTGATAACATCACTTATTACTTCGCCGATAAAAGCTCGTATAGCCGCTCCGCCATCACCGAAACCTGTTCACGGGTTGCAAACCCTTTAGGATTAGTGCCATCTGTAATGCCCAAGCGTATAGCTTTATTAAACTCATCATTCTTCCAGTCGCTGGCGGGAAGCGATATTTGTTCTTTTTTATACACTTCCATCATGGCGTCAAACTGCTGCTGCGTCACTTGCTCTTCCTCCTTTGTGGGTTGTAAGCTGCTTGCATTCCCCTGTGAATTGACCGTAACCTTTTCCCATGGCATCACGGCGATGTCCGGTATCTTCGCCCCCGCACGTATCTGAGCGTCCGTAAAGCCCGCGCCGTACTGCATGTGAGGCTTGTCCGGGAAAGAAGCCCACGATCCGCCCCATTCTCCGCCCATGTCCTGCCAAATACGTCCGCAATACTGGAAAAAGTCAACAGGTTTGCCATCCAGAGTGAATATCTTGCTCTCATCATACGCTTTACCAGATATGTTCTGGCAAATGTCAAAAGCATACCTGAAGTTGTGGGGCGAAGCGCCGCCTTTGCAGTTAGTTATTATATCTCCCGGTGCCGTGCGCCCCTGAGCGTATAAAATGTCCTGATACGCGCTGCTTCGGTATGTCTGGGTGATTTTTACTTTCAACCCTGCCGCCGAACAGCGTTTGAGAAACTCCACCGCCCCGCGATAAACAACCGGCAATAACTCCGTAATATCATCACAGGGCATAGAAGGATTGTTTGTCATTATATCCCCGTCCTAATTATTATTATCAGCAGGCGTTATCGCCGAGGTTTTAAGCGCATATACCGCGGATTCTATCAACGCCTTAATCTGCGTGGGGTCAATCTTATACCCCTTGCTTGCCAAGAATTGCTCCACATACGAATACTTCTGTTCGCCGGAATCAGTTCCGTCAAACATTTGCTGCGCGGCTGAAACGGCCACGCCTACCCATTTCTGCAACTTGGCCAACTCCAGATCATCGTGGTGTGATTTAAGCCACGGAATGAAATAACTCGTGACGATAAGCGCGCAAAGGCCAACCAAGGCATTTGCTAAAGGCGTTAAATCAATAATAGCGTTTGGCATATTATCCTCCTATTTTCTCGTGTTATTTTGTCTCGATAGCGACGTTCCACTTATGAGCGCCTACTAGGAAGTATCCCTTCATAGATATCATCGCAGGAGCAACATCCTCATTATTCATATCAGCAATGGCGTTTATCTCAAAATAATGCGGAATGTTAGCATTCGGAACCGAAAACTGGAAGTTATCCCCTCCCGCTGCGTTAGAAAACGTTTTTAACGTTCCATCATACAGATTGAACCAGCGTACGGTCGTGTATATTGTATAACTGCCAGATTCAAACTGGAAATCAATCCAATTGTCATCAGCGTCGAAGTTAATATTCATTCCCGCGGACGGCCACGGAAAATCGCCGTTATCCGTAGTGAACAACTCTGTCCCGCCGCCTTCACTACCGCCTGAAGCGCCTTTTCTGGAAAACGTGTCCATAGGATTGTTTACTCTGTTGTCTATGATAACGCCGCCCTGGTTATCAATCGCGGCGGCATTGGCATACTTGCCAATCGTAACCGTTGCGCTTTCAGTCACGATAAGATCGCTGGCCGTCGCCCCGGCTGCCATCAGGATATTGGCGTCGGGGTTCGCGGCCAGCGTCCCCGTAATATTCAATCCCATATCCCCGCCAAGCACCGCGTTGCACGCGCCAATTGCCAGGCTTTGAAACTGCGCCGAGCCATCCGCGCTTTCCTGGTTGTCCCAATTAAAACCACCGCAATTCTGGATAAAAACATCACCAACCGGGCCATAACCGTTGACGGAACATTGACAGTTCTGTATGATAAATGTTTCGGCCAAGCGAATATTTTGTCCGTCATCATCAAAATTGAACTGCCCCGCCCCCATGACATCCGCCAATACAGTCACCAGATTGGCGGACGGTGGTGCCGTGACTTTTATGTTCACGTTGGCATTAACAATCTTGTCGCTAAAAGTCGCAAGATATGCCATAATCTCTGCCGCGGTTCCCTCAAAATCTTGATCTTCGGATATAACGACAGAATCGCCGCCGCCTGTCGGCGCGGCCACTCCTTCAATATGAGTTCCGTCCGCAGTAACCGCAAGGAACTTGCCCCCGGCAATATTCTGAACGGAAGTGGATGGTGATATAGCCGAAGAGGTTGCGCTCCCGCCGGAGGCAACAACAGAATCTGTGTATTTTTTTGCACTGCGTTTAGCCCATACAGCAAGAGCCACGGGGTCTGGGGTTTTGGGCATCAGATCATCTCCTTCCAGACGTGATCCAGAGAAACTTTCCAAAAGCTCCCATCTTCCTCGCAATAGCAAATATCCCCGCATTCAAACCAGTGCGGTTCCGCCAATTTCCCGCTTATCGTAGCGCGTAAACGGCATTGAAGCCCGTTGGGTGTTGCAGTAATTGTATCCAAATAACATTCCTCCTTATATCAAACCACATCAGATCAAATTTCATAAATTTCGGATTCCTCTTGCAATTTGCTATAGTCCTGTTCTATGTAAAACTGTTGTGTCACACCAGTTGAGCGATGATTCAACAATTTACTGACACTTTCAAGAGATTGTCCTTTTCTTTTTCTAAGGGAACTTCCGCTTCTGCGCAGACAATGCGCGGTTATACCGCTAACCCCCGCGAACCCTTCCAGTTTTTTCGTGTATAATTCCTGTATCATCGCTTTGGCGTTGCCTCCGGTTTTGGTACAAAAAAGGAACTCTGATTTAATTCCAATCGCTTCGCGCTCTTTTAACCATGCGGTTATAAGTTCCCTGATTCTGTTTGATATATAAAAAGTACAGATATACCCCTCTTTTTCCTCAACACCGTCAATAACTTTCTTTTCCAAGTCTATTTGCGCCACTTTAACGCTGCACAAAGCATTTATTCGGCTCATGGTATACAGGGCATATTCAAAATATAACGATAACTGCGTATTGTTTTCTTTCGCCAAGCCTTCTCTTATCAGCGCAATTTGCTCGTCCGTAAGGAATATATGTTCCGATACATACTGCCCCGTTATAATTTTGGGTCTGTCAACCAGTTCCGTTGGAATTTCTTTTATCTTCCTTTTTTTTCGTAAATAAATAAACAGCGAAGAAAGCGTGGAAATCCTGCGTCCTATGCGTCTGTTGTTGTTATGCAAAGTGTCTATGCAAAATGTGATATAATCGTCTATGACATCAGCCAAATCATCAGTCTCAAAGTCAAGAATGTATTTATTATTATAATTCAATAACAGATACACCAGAAACTGGTTAAAATCGCTGATATACGCCTCTTTTGTTTTGGGGCGCAAACTGCGCTTGCCGTTAAGGAATTTCTCGAATAACTCTATATTTTGCGGGTTGCATTTTGTCAATAATTCATCGGTAACATACCTTGTATAACTGCGAGCCATCAAAAATCACAACTTTCTCATTCAACAATTTCAAGTCCGCGCGCTGTCAACCCCTCTTTCATCGCCTTAATATGGCCGCCGGAAGATTCCAGAGATTTAATAGTATTCTTGGTGAACGGACGCGGCTGTCTGTATAAGTAATCGGGCTTGGTGTCATAATCATAGTTATGTCCTCCATACCCGTCGCCATATTCAATCAAATCCGCCAAAGGTTCATCAGGTGGGTAACTCGTAAAATAACCATTGTACTGTTCTTCCGGGTTCGCGCGCCGTGTTATATTTGTCACTTCCAAAACCCCGTCCTCCGGGGATTCGGCCTTGATGTTATCCTCGGATATAAGCCCGCCGTCAAACACGCGTCTCCGATAAAAACTTGGGCGTCTTTTGCCATCAATATTGCCTGAATATGGATCATATACCGTCTGGTCTATGTTTTGCTGTTCCTCTTCAATTACCACTCGCGCCACTTCTGTCGCCAATACATCATTTACCGCGGATTTAAGATATGTATTAAGTTCATCCAAATTCTTAAAGGTTGGCATATTAATTACCCGTATCTTGATACACTGGTTCCTGATAGTTCACAATAGGTTGGAATCCATTTAACAACCCCGCCAATTGCTTCAAATCGCCTAATTTATCCCACGCGTCCGGCGTAAATCCCTGTATCGCCTTCAATGCCTCATTTGCGTCAAAATTATCCAGCAATCTTTTCAATGGCGCGATAAGCCCGTTAAGGCCGGTTCTTTGCGCCTGCGCGTAATTTCTGGCGTCCTGTATGGCGCTCACCAAATGGCGATATTGCTGCGTGGTGCCAACTTGGTTGATAATCTTATCCGCCAGGTTCAAACCGTTAATAATATCCCATGCCGTTTGTATATCGTCCGGTAAATTAAGATTGGTATAATACTTACACAGTAAAAAATCAAACATAATACTTCCGGTTTGTGGGTAATAGTTGTAATCCGCCCAGTCAACATCGGACATTTCCGAAACAAATTGCCCAAACTCCTTCACGGTAAGCCAATATTTTACATCAATCGTAATTTCTTTACCGTCAAGTTCACCAACCTGTACCGTGACAGTCTGCGGCTGTTGCTTACACAGGCTTTTCAACGTGGCTGCGGAAACGCTTTTTGGCATAATAAGCTCCTTTAATCAGCAATTTTCTTGTTCTTCTTTCGTTGTTTACGTTGTTTTACAACGTATTCATAGTCGCACCAACCCCCGTCAATCAATGACAAACAAACCCATTGATAGTCTATATCCGGGTATTGATACCAGAATAATTTTCGTTTTAATTTCGCAATGCTGTCGGGGCAACCCTTTACATCAATGACAACTTCCTTGCCATCCTTGTAACGCATAAAAAAATCAGCCACATATTCTATCGGCTGTATAGTTCGGTCGTCTCGTTTAAATTTTGGTTGCAGCGTATACGGTTTCTGCATTTCGTATTCTATAATATCGCCGCTCTCCACTCGGGGCAAAACTACATCGCGGTAGTATTTCATTTCCATTTCACTGTCAAAAATTATTCCGTCATATGTACGCGGGGTTGGACTTTTGCTTACATTATATTTTGTCCTTGTTATCTCTGTTCACCGTCCCAATAAAAAAAGTCCTATACAATCACGCCAATACAGATTCACCGAAAATTTTTTGACGCTATTGCTTAGAACAAAATTGTGTGTTATAATATCTATGTGCAGTTGCATAAGGGTGGCTCCGGCTTGACTCCTCGGGAGAGGGGGGATAGCTGTGTCTATGTTCGAGGCTTTTATACTTGTTTTCACGGTGATGACGTTCGTCATTAGTCTGATCAAGCTTATAATCGTCATGACAGACAATTTCTCAAAAAAGAAATAGACCGCCCCATATATATGCTAAGGTGAGCGGTCTAAATCAATAATTTTCACTGCAAGCCGAGCCGCCTTTAGAGCGGACTGTGCGGAGAACAGAGAGTGTTGGCGCACTCTCTCTTCTTTATTTATACCCTTATTATACACCAACCATTCGCGGTTTGCAAGAGAAATTTTTGCCAAAAACCGACAAATTTTACCAAAACTAACATTGCCTGACTTTATAATACTTGCAAGACATTCTCTCATTAATTTCGAATTGCCCCGTAACTTTGCAATACTTCTGGTTGCAGCATATACTGTCTATTTTCCTGCAAAGCAAGGGTTTGTGTTTATCCTGTTGCCTCTCGGCATATACGCACGGCGTCATTATACCAGTTCAATGATGTTAAAATCGGGCGAACCTATATCAGATTCATATTTTACCTGCACAGTATCACCCGCCGAATAAACTTTATCCGTCTTAACGGCAATGCCGTAGCCCTTAAAATCTATGCCGATAATGCCATTTCTGGCCTTGTTTATTACGGTTGCGGTATAGGTTTTAATTTTCTTTTTTTGCTTAAATTCCGGCACATTCTGAATATTTTCCGCTAAATCAACCGAAGCGGGTGGGAACTCATTTATATCATAGCTGCTGCCCTCCATCGCGGCCCCCTTTCAATTCTCTGGCAGGGGGATATCTTTTATTCGGTATCCCCCCGTCAGCAATCATAAGCAACATTCAAATTCCCTGTTAATTTATTTCACCGTTACCTGAACATCATCGGTCAAGCCGCCAGCCGTATATGTAACCGTTATGGTGGTCGTTCCCGCGCCTACCGCGGTTACAACGCCAGCCGCGCTTACAGATGCCACGGTCGGCTCACTGGCAACAAAAGTACACTGGTCGTTGGTTATTAATATCTCAGTATACATAACGCCTCTGTCCCCATATACAGAAATCGTCTGGGTTTCGGGCGTTGGTGCCAAATTCAACTCTATCGGCGAAGGGGAAGCTATAATCCCTACAAGCTGCGGCGCAACGTCGTCGGCAACATACTCTTTAACATAGCCATAAACCATGCCGTCCGCACAGCTCTGCCCGTTCACAGAAAGGGCCACGCCCTGCATCTGCGTGTCGCTCGTTGTGCCGTCCGCGTTAAAGGTTATAGTAATCTGATCGCTGCAAGCGAACGAAGGTATATCAACTGTCACAGTACCAACATTCCCAACAAGACTGTCGGAAATGGTACCCTCCAGAAGCAGTCTGCCTATAAAGGGCGTGCCGTCTGCGGTAATCGTAACTGTCTTGGCCTTGTCGATGAATGGATACGTGGTCGTCACGCAAACGTCCGCGATGTCATAACTCGATAAATCAAGCGTAACGCCATCGGCGGCAGCCGGAACATTAACGCGCCTGTTATCGGGGAATTTTACGCTGACAACGCCGCTTGTCGGCGTATTCAGAACGGCCTTCCCAGCCGAATCAACGTTAATCGGATCTTCAATGACAAAAAGTTCCGTAAAATCATAATTTATCGTAGAACCTTGCGTGGCGGCAATATATTCAAGGTTCCACTCTTTAATTGTCAGAGTAACGGCAACATTTCTGTCGGAATGGCTCTGCATAATAAGCGCGTTGCCTTTGCCGCCCCTTGTGTCTTTTGTCTGCCCCGTTATCGCAATAGCGTATGTCGTACTGTATTCTCCGGTAAAAGCTATTAAACCGGTTTTGTTATCCTGAAACGCGAAGTTGCCAAGCTTATTCAGGAATCTTACGCCCTGCTTAACTACAACCGTAGTAGTCTTATTCTTCATCCTTCAACCTCCTCAAAAAAATATCGTCAATGACGATCAAACTTTAAACAAATTCGAATTGTGATAATCCGTGTTTTCGCCTTTAAATAAATCATGCTCTTCAAATCCGGCAATCCAATGTGAAACGCTCTTGTTAAAAGTGACAAATCCTCCCAATTCTGCTCCCCTGAGCAGTTTCCAATCCTCAAAACTGGATATGTAACGGATCAGGTTGTTAAATTTTCTGATGGTAAGAATTTTCGCCAATTCGTCAACGCCTTTGTGCAAATACATGGATAGAACGTCAATCAGGTTTTCCAGGTTGGGCGGAATATAGCCGTCTTGCTGTTGTTCATACACCCGTCCCATGTTCATCGCTTTTTCGGTATCCTCATTAATGAACTCATCCGAATATTCAATCCCGGCCTGTTCAAAGATCACCTGCCTTATCTCCATGAAGTCCTTATAATTTATTTCAACGCCATTAATAAATAGCGAGCATTTTGTGTAATCCCCATTGTCTTTGCGTTCAATCTCAAGATTAAAATCATTTGTCTTTGTAACCATTTCAAGCAATGCAAACAACAATGGCACATACATCGCATATTCCGCGTTGCCATATGCTTCATAGTTTTCAAAAGCATAAAACAAAAACCACATATACGGCAATTTGATAAGCTTTCTGTCTTTGGAACGCTCTTTTTTAACCATCAATACTCCAACGCATGTGTAAAACTCAATAAGGTATTCAAGCCCAACCGGATAGAACGTGATCCCCTTGTAGCAATAAGGCTTGCCAAACGCCAAAGATTTTTCAAGGTCACACTGTTTGGACAATACGTCAAGAAAGCTGATTTTTTCATCCAATGGCGCTCACGCCAGTTGTAAACAGCATGGAATACCCCCAGAAATCACCCTTAAATTGCCTTATGGCCAATACGGGTTTATCAACAATTCTAAAATCGTTCACCAGTCCAACATCCTGTCCGTTCAACGTCTCAATCAGTTCCGATGCAATCCTGTTTCTGCGGCGTCCCCCCACAATTTTGCTTATGCGCTGGTTCACTATCACATCCACCTGAACATATAAATCGCCCAAATAAACGTTGTTGGGGTTGACTTGCGCGGGGTATATCCTGATTTGCGCTTTTTGCTGTTCTTCGGCAGTCCCCGTAAATGGTTCGAAGAATACCCTGCAATTCGGGTTTCGCTGCAATTTGGCGTCAAACTCGGTTATCATATCCTGTATATCCTCATCGGATATATCATGCGATAACGGGTTAAAATCTTCAAATTTTAATAATTTAAATAAATTATAATTGTGTATTAAAAGCGCCGCCAGGTTCTGCTCCAACTTTTCAAACTTGTCAAACAGCTTTATAAATCTGGAATTATTTTGTGTCATCATATAAACCGCCCTTTTATGTCAAGCCAATCAGCTTAATCACGGCAATATCCTCGGAAATGATTTGCGTTCCCGTAAGTTTAAGGTATATCGTCCGTCCAATTAAGCCGGGGTCATTCGCGCATTGTAATTTGATGGTATTATGCCCCTGCGCGGCAATAGTAATGCATGATGGCTGCGAAATACCTGATTCATCCAACACTGTCCATACAGCATCATCATCAACCAAGTTCCCGTTCCCGTCAAAGAAATTGGCGGTAATCGCCTTTGGCAAGCCACCCACTCTAAGGCTGGCGTCACCGGAATATATAATTTTGGCGCTATCGGGTAGCTGCGCCTGCATGTCCGCCACATTCACAGAAATGGTTTTAACGATATCATTAAATGTTATTTTAATCTCCGCCTGCCCCAGGCTGACGCCATTAATCAATCCGCCGTCAGAAATCGAAACAACCCCTTCGTCAGACGATACATACATCACGCCGTCAAATACCTGCTCGCCGTTAATCCTGGCGGCAGTCTGAATCTGGAACAATTGACCAACCGCTATTTCAAGCGCCTCGGGAGTTATTATTTCAAGTGAATGTTTATTTGACATGTTAAAATAATCCGCTATCATAAGTTCCCGGCTGTCTTTCGTCGGGTTAAAGGTGGTTTCCGCAACAATATAGGTAAATAGCGCGTTATCGCCCCGCGAGTTTTCAACGAGGTTGATCTTTGTAATGGAATAAACCAGAGGATCGTGGACTTGTGCGTGTTGGTAATCATCAATCATAAATCGTCTCTCGCGGTTCAGCTTTACCGTTTCCTCATTCTTTGGCAATAATATTTCAAGCCGCGTGTCCCCCACAACAATATATCTGTTGTCGCTTTCGCCGGAAGAATACCTTGTGCTGTCTTGAAAAACGCAGTAATATTCAATGATATCCCCGTCATCGTTTACCCACTTGAGATTATAATTGCAGGCAACCATCCAGCCCTTGTCGTAAATAAGATCACTGCCGGGCAATTCGGTTATCAGATAGTAATTGCCGTCGTATTTAACGTAATTACCTATCTTTAACGTATTTACATAACACAATATCTGGCGTATTTTAAACTGCGTCTGCCGAATTGGAACGTTGCCCTGCACAATAGCCTTTGTGCGGATTGCCGTTGATTCGTCCAGCGTGCCGTTTTGATAAAGCACCACATCCTGCCCTAAGAATGTCGTCTGCAATACTTCATCAAAACTGTCACCCGCATAGTCTAAAAATTCATCCTCTTCATCCCCGGACAAATTAACTTGCGGAGGAGTGAACAAATACCACGAAGCGCTCATCGCTCACCCCTCCTTTAGTTAAATGCGTGTCGTTTTTGCTTGTGCAACTTTGCCTCGATTTCTTCAAGAATACCGTCATACTCTGATTTAACCGCTTTTTTAGCAACGCCCGTAGAATTTAGCTGTATATCTTTGCCAATTACGCTGTCCAGTTTATTAATACGGCTCAGTTCACGCTTCACGTAATATTTGGACATTATTAAACCGATTGTGTTAATGACGGTATACGACGAATTGATCAAATTATTCTGTCCGTCATATTGCAAAGGCCCAATATCCAGTTCGTAATCGGCAACAGCCATCATGTACCACTGTAGGACTAAATCATCCGGTATCGGATATTTGCTTCTAATCGTCGCATAAAATACTTCGGTGGCTTTTTCATTGTCAGTCAATTAATCGCCCCCTGATGCTTACTCGGTCTTTTTAGTTCTGCCAGGCGAATTTTTCGGAATATTTATCAGGTCTCCGCTCAAATATTTTTCCGCAATCGTTATTTTGTCATGCTCATTAACCTTTCCAGACCCCAAAATCTCTCTCAGCGTCTGTTTTTCCCCGATTGTGACAACCTTCGTTTGAAGCGCCTTAACAAATTGATCCAATTTTGCAATCTCAAATAATTTGATAATCGCATCCTCGTCAACTATTTCCTGTGTAGTTTTACCGTCTGCGCTTTCAAACCCGGCTTCTATGCGAACATCTCTGTCCTCTATGTAAAACGTTGCGTGATTGCCCGAACGGTCTATGCCGACAAAATCAGGGTTAGAGGCGTTGCATTGCGCCATTATCTCGCCTATAGTCTGAAGTATCTTCGATTTTTTAGGAACTTTGACATCGACGTCACGTTCTATTCCGTGGTAGTAACAGTCAATATTCGTATTGTTTGTAATACTTACTCTTTTTGTGTAGTCAAGTTCTGGCACAAAAATATCCTCCTAAGTTTTATTATACAGATTGATTATCTACTGGCTTGAATTTGTTATGCAACCCTGGGGTCTCCAATAGGCCCGAAGGAATTGTCAAAAATAATGCCAAGCTTATATTCCTGAGTTTTGGCAACGTCGCACGCTATCTCAAGATCAAACCGGGTCATCACACGGCCTGTCGCAACATCATTTCCGGTAAATGCCGTAAGGCCACCGCGTGTCCATGTGCGAATCGGAGACTGCATACCGTTCGGAATAACAAACAGCAGTCCGTTCGGGAAGTATGTCTCAAATCCGTCATGCGTCGGCAGGGGCTTTGTCAGATTATACTCGTTCTTGATTTCCATAACAGTCGCGCCATTATACATGCCGATAAGCCCTGTCTTGCGTATCTCGTCCATAGCCGCCTGAGAAACGCCGCCCGGCACCGGCACGACGCTACTGTAACCTAGAAGCCCATTAATCTGAGATACTACCGAATAATCGCCAAAGATACCGACAGAACCAAACCTGCGAATTTTCCTTACCATATCGTCCAAAGCAGCCTGGGTAATACCCGAACCCTGGGAGACAAACTTCACGTTCGTGGAATTGCTGATAGAATCCCAAATTTTGTATATGATATATCTGGAGGCTTTGTTCCTGATATCAATACGTACCTGATTCATGCCGATATTCTCAAAGGTCATGTCACCAAACTGAATCTTGCGATAGTCCACCTGATAACCACCGGAAACGGTCGTGGTGGCAACCGGGTACTTCTCATGCTCCCACGCGGGGAATACAACGTCGCCGCCAAGCGCCTGGAACCGGGACATATCGCCGCCAAGCTTATCAACAGTGGCATAAATAGTATCATCGTAGTTCACCGGCGTATACTGCCCCATCCAGCTAAGCAACTGCAATTCCTCTTCCAGAAGCGGAAGAATGGCAAAGGTGCGCAGTTCATTAAGTTCTACCGCCGCAAAAAGGTTGCCGCCCCCCGCCTGACGCCCAAGCTCCTTAATATGTTCCACGTGGGCGTTTGTATCGGTCACAATCTGCCCACCGGAATCTTTAATCTTGCCGTTCAGTTCGGCAACGTCTTTCCCCGCCGCCATATAGGAAAAAACCTCCACCAACGGAGATTTCTTGTTAATCTTGCCGGAACTCAAATCAGAAGTTCTTTTGGCGTTGTTAAGTTCAAAAGTTTCATTATAACCCATGTCAGATTCCTCCTTATATTGTAATTAGATTATATGGCCACGATCTGCGCCGTAACCGCAGGCTCAACCATAAATGGCGGCGTGTTGTCGGTCGCGATAGTGGAAGTCGGAAGGGTGGTAATCCCCGTAACCAACAGGTAAACGCCGGTGGCGGGGGCGCTTCCAACAACCCAGTTGCCAGTCCCGTCGGGAACAAGAACATCGCCTTTAGCAACCGTCAGTGCGCCGGAACCGTCAACTCCGCCGGTAATATGAGACGCGCCAACATCTATAAAACGATCCGCCAGAGATTCCAAGCATAAGCAAAGCAACGGCGTGCCCTGTGTCAATGTGCGATCCTGCCAGTACAAGTCCCCAGTGGGGCTGTCAAGATACTGCATAACCACGCAAAGGTCTTTTGCTTTAGTGGCGGCGGTGGCCCAAGATGTAATCTGGTTTATCTGGTCAACCTCAACTACCTTATAATTGGGCATATTGGTATGGGCTTTGATATTCGGAAATGTTTTCGCATTCCCAAAATTAGACAATTCACGAAATTTCTGCATAATATTATCCTCCTTATTTGATATAAATTAATAAAGTCCGCCGGTCGGCACGGCCTTTGAATCAAAATCATCAACATTGCCAAATATATTGTCAATGGTGTCTCTGCCGCCAAAAGAATTTTGTTCAAAAGTCGTCTTTTTCGCAAGCACGGCATCATATTTGGCGGCTTTAATCTTATCAACAATCGCGTTGATTTCAACCTTGCTCGGATCATCCGTGTACTGCTGTATCATTTCTTTGGCGCACTCCCTGTCGTCATCCGTAAACCCTGCAAGCTTGCTGTTCAGTTCGTTTGCGCAAACCTGCTTCTTGCTCTCTTTCAGGGCGGTTTCCAGTTCAGTAATCTTTTGGTTGCACTCCGTCACCTGGGCGTTTGCGTCGTCTCTCTCGCCTGTCACTTTGTCAAGCGCCGCCTCTAAATCGTCAAACTTGCTCTTCAAATCGCTTAAATCTGAATTTAACTGAACGATTTTCTCGTCTTTTTCCTTCGCGGTGTTTAGTTCCGCGAGTTTTGCTTTGATGGCATCAAATTCTTTCTGCAAATCTTCATTCATTTCGACAACTACCTCCTTATAATTGGGTTTTAATTCCGGGGTTCTCGCTGTATTTGCGCTAAAATCCGGGTTATTATTTGCTGCTGCGCTATTAAGCTCCAGCATAATAGCGCTGGGGTCTGCGGGCTTTATAGATATTACTGCAAAACCGCTATATATGTAATTTGACGGGACTCTACCAGACTGTTGCCAACCGTTTTCATATTGAATGGGCTGCCCCGGCACAGGCGATACTATCTCAACCGATCCCGTAACCGTCCCAGTGGAACTTTGCTCTTTAAGCCACTGGATAAAGTTGGGGTAGCGAAATTCATCTAAGTAGCTCTCCACTGTCAAGACTTTTATTGTTTTACCGTTAATGGCTATATTTTCTATCTGCGGGTTTGTCGCATACCCAACCATAACGGCATCATTAAATACCGGTTCCCCGTCAACTACCCCGGTCAATCCGTGGCCTAAAGGCACATCCCTTTCACTGTCAACAAACTGCGCCGTAATTGACATTCCATCGGCAGTAGACATAGCGTTTCTGGTATACTTTTCAGACCATGAAATTCCGTTGTCCTGATATTCCGAACTGTTTTCGAATATCTGATGAAGTACGAATTTTGCCCTTCTTCTGCCGTTCACTGGCGCGGATGATATTTCAACTATGCCTATTTGAGAAGAAGCAATTTCATATAAATTATCCATTTTTATCACCTACCTCACGTCGAACCCGGACTGGGCAGATTATTGCTGTCGTTCGCCTGCGATTGAACCGTGTTTTCGCTTGTTGGGTTGGGGTTTTCGGGGCGTCCTCCGGGTGCGTTGTCCTTGCTCAAAGTATAAGAAGTCACGTGGGGCGTGAATTTATTCTCTAATCCCTGCAAGCTTTCATCTTCCAACATAGCAATAAAACTGTCAAAACTCAGTCCACTTGCCGCAACCCAGGATTGCCAAGGCCCGCGTCCCTTAAGATATAAGTCGGACATATATCCTATCATATCCGTCTTATTAACATTGGTAATCGGTAGATAATCAACCTCCATTCGGCAATTATTATCCTGAATTATATTGGCGTTAATAACCTTGTTCAGTTCATTGCAAAATTGATTTATCCAGGAAAATATTTCAGAACTCACAAGCTCCAGGTTTAATTTCAACACCGCGTAATTGCCTTTCGAAGTACCATTCAGCAAAGGAAGCCCGAATCCGACGTCACCGGCTATTTTTTCCAACATGGAATTTTCGTCCGGTGTGGTGAATATGTTCGGATTAACGTCAAGTTTTTCTAATTTGGTGCCTGCCGCAAGCGAAAAGAACGCCTGCCCCCATTGCCCCTGCTTGCGGTTGTTTAACGCCGATTTAATGGTTTCATGCTGTTTCTGCTGTTGGTCTCCGGTCAGTACCGAAAGCCCCTTTTCCTTGCCTTCGGGGAATGTCTGGTATATAATTTCATTGTTTATGGCATCCAGAGTGTTTCTTTTCGTGTCAATAAAATAGTTATAAAACAGGATATCGGCTAAAGCCCCCGCAGCCAACGGCCTGCCCCACACCTCTTCCCTTTTTGCGCCAACCTTTGTCACTATAGTTTTTGAGTTATCCAGAACAAGCCATCTGTTGGTTCCCGTGCTATAATTATATTTCTTCCAGGCATCGCGGATTTCCTTGGGAAACAACATCAGCTTTCTCGATAACCCCGCCGCTATAAACTGGCTGAAATAATTCAGATCAAACGCAATCTCATAAGAATTGTTCTTGATGGAAACAATCTTGCAATAATCGGTGGGCAGGGCAAATAAGCTGTAATTTGCCGAATTGCTGGTGTTTAGTTGCGTCAGCATAGCAACAACCAAAGGGTCAATAAACTTTTCATCCAAAGGCTTTTGATTGGTGATAAGATAATAAAAAGATACTCCGTCATTGCAGCTTTTGAGTATGGAATCTCTTATAATTTCCTTATCCTTTATCGTATCCAGTACAGAAGTAAACAGAGCCTTATTTCGTGCATATCTGGCTGGCTTCTTTCCGTCAGAACGTTTGTCCTTCGTGTATATAATTCGATCCAAAGTGGGCAATGATACCATGTAATCAACTACATTTCTGATGATGCCATTGGAAGTATACGCCCACCAACACATGTCCCTTAAAGCTTTATTCTCAGTTTGGGGATTCATCAATACCCGTTTTAATTGATCTATGGTAGACGGGTAGGTAATTTGGTTCCAACCACCCATATAGCCAATACCAAGATTCGTATTGTATTCAAAATTCACTTCTTTAGGGCCGGTTTCTTCTTTTACAGGCAACAGCATCACCTCCTTATGCGTATTTAGTTATAGAGACACATAAATTCATAATTGCTTCTTTTAACGCGCAAATCGTTTTCCAAAGTGTTCGCAAAATAATTCCCATAGCTTAATGCGGAATACCTGTCTTTGCGCATATTCGTCGGCTCTTTAACCTTTACATCAGAACTTGTATTGATTTCATAGCTAAGATTGACCATTTCATTTATCATAGCCGTCGTTTGGTAAAATGGCAGTTCAAACAACGCCTGTTCGTCCGCGTTCAGTTCTCCGAATGCTTTAACGGAATTTAATAAATCCCGCCCGTCGGCTTCATTTACCAGAATCTTCATCTTGCCTCTTTTAAACACGTCACGCAAACTTACGGCACATTCGCTGTTAAATCTTTCACCGGCCTTAACGCTATAAATCACTTTTGCGGCGTCAGGGTCTTTGCAGCGTTCAGACATTTTATCGTCGTTCATGCAATTCAAGGCGGTATATTGAATCTCTCTTTCAGGGTCAAACAATTCCTGAACCAGATTATCAAATACTCCAAGCCCAATTCCCTGCGTGTCCAGTACAATATAGTCGCATTCAAAATCATCAAAAAGCTGCCTTATCCTTATGGCCTGATCGACCGTATGCCCGCCGTTTTTGGTTTCAATATAAGCCACATTCCTCAAATACTGGTTGTTGTTCGTTGAACTAAGCTGGAACACTATATACGCCGAATTATCGTTCTGGTTCCCGCCCATCGCGGCGATATCGGCAACTACAAATCGAATTTCCCCTGCCTGCTTTGGCTCATATTTAATAGTTTTGTTGTCACTTATCAAGTTATAATAGGGTTTGGGATATATCGGAATTTTAATCTTGCGGTTATCGTTAATAGTATCATACGTAAAAAACGCGTTTTCACCCTCCCCGTAAAAAATGGCGCACATTTCCATCAGCCAGGTTATCTCGTCAAACTCGCTTTCGCTCATGTCCTCCAGAACTTGATCTCTTGACAGCAAACCTTCTTTCATTGAAAGCTGATACGGTAGGCCGCAGGCAAAATATCGCTTCGAACTGTCCAGCATGGTGTCCGCGTATCCCAAAAAATGCGGCCACATCCAGTGGAATTTATAAAAAGCGCTTGATAAGAATATCTGTTTATTACGTTCCTTTGGATAATCTTTATATTCCGGTTTATCGTAAAATTTAGGCATACGTTCGCTGCCGCGAAACTTTTTCAGAACAGTATCAATAATACTTTTCTTTATCATCCTGTACTCATCATAGACGATAATATTCGCATAATTGCCTCTGCTGCCGTCCGAACTGGCCACGGCCTTTATGCTGCTGCCATTATGAAATTCCACAACAGGGGCGCTGATGTTTGAACTGTAGTATTTTATTTCTCGATTCAGATTAGTGCTGTCGTTTTTTAACTCGCCAATCTTGTTTATTATTATCAGCCCTTGCCCCTTTTTACCCGCGGCGACGATTATCTTAATCCCTGGGTATAATATGCACATGGCGCAGCTAAAAATGGCTATCAAATAGCTTTTGCCCTGCCTTCTGCTGGCCAGATAGATAGAATTAACACTGTATGCCATCATATAAATGATTATCTTCTGGAACGTCTTTAGCTTAATTCCAAAGTAATCCCTGACAAATCTATGTATGTTGTGACGATAAAAGGCTGTCCAAACCTCAATACCTTGTTCCAGCCTCTCCGCTTTCGTAAGTTCTTTCCTTTTGCTTATAACCTTATCGAACATGTTGGGGTGTTTTACTCCCAGTTGCGGAGATTTATAATTCGCATAGGCCGCCATTAATCATCATCCTTAAACGTGGGAGCCTCCACGGTGTACTTCTCCAGTTCAGCTTCATATTCCTTCGAATATTCGTTTTGTTTCCCCAATATTTTTGCCATATGCCCCAAAAACCATGTCCTGATATATTTCAGTATGTAGTCAACGTCTTTAAACTCATCCTCCGGTTCGGCTATGGGCCTGTCATTCTCTATATGCTTAATAAAATTCCCGAAGGTGGATTGTTCCGCCGCGTTTGCGCCGGTTTCCTGTATGGGCTTTAAGGATGAACTCCCCATCAATTCCAGAAGCGTTTTCTGTTCTTTTTCGACGCTTTCGCCTCTTTCTCTTTTTTGGCGTATGGTGAGCTTGGTTAAACAGATTTCCTCTATCAGGAATTGCATATTCTTTTCGCCGCAATTATAATTTTGCGCCCAGTCCCCGTACTCACCTTCCAGAAATTGATAATCTTTTTCGGCAAGTCCTTCGCCCCATCTCTGTGTTCTCAGCCTCATATGTTCTAAATCCGCTTCGTCTATCGGCTTATCACTGTACCGATACCGGTGTGAACTCGCTCCGATGGCGTTCATTCTGTCATTTTCTTCCGCCAGGGTATCAGCGAACGTTTTGTTCCTGTCGTTATTACCCTTCCCAAGATTAATGGCGCGTACATATGCCGAAATGAGATTGACACCGCGCTCAAAATTATCCAGCGCAACATCATTATATCGTTTTTCGCTGAAATACCAGCCTAACTGAGAGCATAGACAGTAAAAGGCGTCCGCTTTGTTGTTGAACTTTTTCAAATACTCTTCAAAAAGCTTGTCCACACAATCACGGCAGATCGTTAAGCGTGTTTCATTAGCCTTATACAGAGGACTGCGGCTTACATAAAAAAACTCTGTTCTGATTTCCCTGTTGCCTTTGGTGGGACGTTCTCTTTCGTAGTCTTTGCCGCAACACGAACACAGAACCTGTATACGAGTTCCCATAAATCATTCCTTCCCCGGATACATCACCCACTCTTTATTCAGTTTTTACCATCTCAAAACCCAAAATGTCTTTAACCTTTGCCGCTTTCCTGGGGTTGAACTTTATCCATTCCTCTTTGTTGTCGCTGCATTTCAGTTTCAGGCGCTCCGGGTTAATGTCGTCATACTCTGATACCCCGACGTCACCGGCACAAACATAAAATTTACTTTTCATTGTAACCTCTCGTTATATATTGATATAGTGTGTTTCCATCAGCCCTTGTTCTTTATCATATATAAAAGCCATCGTCCTTTTTTTAGACATGGTATATCCCGTTTTATACAGCCAGGCATCAGGGCTGGTCAAACTGGGTATACGGCGCACCACAACGCCATTCTTCTCAACAACGCCCTCGCAATGCAAATGTCCAATAAGCCACTCATGCGTAGTAGTAACGCCCCAATCGGCAGCCGCCTCGCATTGCATCAGCCCGTATATCCTGTCCTTTTCCTCGCTGCCATGTGTAAATCCCAGCAGGTTTTTGCCAAATTTAACATATTTCCTGGCTGAAGGTGTACTGTCAACATGAACAATATTGCTGTCTTTATACCAAGCGCCTAAAACGCAGGAGGCATAAAATTCGGTATAAAGAGAATGATTTCCCTGTACTAACATCACATCGACCGGCGCAACAGCCGCAAGCATGTCAATTGCCTCAATAAGCGTTTCCACGCCTTTATTGAACATCTTGCCGTATCTGCTGTCGTTATCCTGCTTGGTATTATGTACGGTCTCGCCGTTACTCTCGCTGTTGAAGAAGTCATTGCCAATAACAAATATAACCTTTTCAAACGTCCGGCCTGACAGTCTGTTCACATAGCCTCGAACACTATCAAGAACCCGCTGCTTCGCTATCTTATAGTTATATTTTTCTCCGCATTCGTCAATATCGGCAAGCTTCGCAAAGTGGACATCAAAAAGACAAGGCACAAGAACCTCAGATCCATATTTATACTGTCGCGGCGTTATTTCCCGCGACGGAACATATGACTTCGCAAATTCCTCAAGGCTTTTGAGCATCTTCTCATAATCAAATTCATTTTTTCTGGGTTTAACAGTAATCTTGCTTGAATATAAGGTCAGTATATTGCCGCCTTTAGCCTGAGTATCGTATATAGAATTTTTAGCGCTGACAATATCCCATTCTCCAGTACTGTACCCGTGGGCTTCAAGCAGGAATTTGCAATCCTTAATCTGTTTATCGTCAGATTTTACTATTCTTGAACTGGATTGCGTTCCGTCATTGTTTATGGACGTAGAAACCCTATTGGTCGGTGCCATATCGGACATCTCGCATATCGAAGCGCTGTCCTCGCTCACCAATACCAAATCCAAAACGCGCAAGGACTTTCTGGCATGATCGGCGGATACCAACTCAAGTGATGGAAACAACAAGGAATATATTTCAGACTTTTCCAGTTCAATATCGCCATCGGCAACCAGTTGCTTCAAACGCTTATAGTACGATAAAATACCCTCATTGTCTTTTCTCAAAGTTATATTACTCAGTCTTGTCATCCCGCCGCTCAAAATATGGACATATATCCCCGCGCAATAAAAATCCCGCACAGTCTATGCGCGGGAGTTTTCAGCCTATATCCGGGTTTGTGTCGAGCAGCCTATCCTTTCTTGTCATTTTTTATGCGCCTTATGCAACCTTTGTATTTCCTCAAAAGTCGGCGTTTTCCGCGTTGCAATTTAACGATTGCCACGCAATATTTTTCCTTTGTTGGGAAAGCGCGTGGTTGCTCAGGTGCGTGGAGGTATTTGGTAAAAATCTCTGGTGTTTTATTTCTGCAATGTGTTATAATAGGCGGTGCAGGGCTAAAGAACGGTTAGGCGTGTATCCTTCTGTAAAGGAGGTGCTGCCATGTCTACATATTAGACGTTTATACTTGTGTTTACAGCAATGACGTTTGTCATAGCGCTAATCAAGCTAGTTGTCGCTCTTATAGACATTCTTTCCAAAAAGAAATAACCGCCGAACTTTAGCAAGGGAAAGCGGTTATTTCTCTTAACCATAGCGCCTAACCGTATCTTACGGCCTGTGTGGAGAGTGTGCGGTCAACGCCCTCTCCACTTTTCTTACGATGCTTCTCATTGACACTTTCTACAATCGTATTATATACCATTATGTTTCTCTTTGCAAGCATAAATTTTACGCAAATTTTTTCCCAGTCGCCTGGTTAATTGCTTTTACGCCGATACCGCTGATTGCGCGAGTTCGGAGCGTCGGGCAGTGTCATTTCTATCAAACCCGCTTCAAGCGCGGGACGTAGATAGTTTTGTCTGAACGTCGGACGGTGCCTCAAATCAAGCAAGCTCATAAGTTCCGCCGCAGACAATGTGCTCGTTCCGATAACATCAAGCAATCGTTTAACTTGGTCGGTTGCTTGGTCGCTATCTTGGTCGGTGTACCCGTCGATTGTCGTGTTTATCGCACTTAACATAAACGTTATAAACTCCGTAGAGTCCATTGCGTTGTTGGAATGCGTAAGCGCGGCGTAATATTCCTGCTGGCGGTCACGAACTATGCTCTCGACAGGCAGCCACGCGAAAACCTGCTTCCATTGAGACAGCAAAAGTGTCTGCCACATTCTGCCCATACGTCCGTTGCCGTCTTGAAACGGGTGGACGAACTCAAACTCATAGTGAAACACGCAGCTTTTAATGAGCGGGTGAACGGCAGCTTCTTTGGCCCATAAAAACAGGTCTGCCATAAGTCCCGATACATCGTCGGCGGGCGGCGCGATATGAATAATCTCCTCGCCGCGAGCAACCCCTACAAATCCACGTCGGAATTGGCCCGGCTCCGCGATCAGCCCTTTCATTAAGACTCCATGCGCGGAAAGCAGGTCATCAACGTCATACGGGTTGAAGTCTAACAGTTTGTTGTATGCCTGAATCGCGTTCTGCGCTTCAAGAATATCTGTCGGTGGCGCAAGGACACGCTTGCCATCGAGCAACGCCGTAACTTGCTCAACAGATAGCGTGTTGTTTTCTATCGCAAGTGACGATTGGATTGATTTAATGCGGTTAATGCGGCGCAGTTTTGGGTTTTGTTCCATGCCGCCGTGAATCGTTATAGCTTCCGCTTTGGCTGCAATGTCAGCGACAAGCGTTACAATCTCATCGGTGAGCGCATACTTCGGTTTGTAAAGAAACTTGTTCATAATATGCCGTCCTCCTCTGCCTGCGTTCTACTTGGCAGATACCTGTACATCACTTCGTTATGATATCACAAGCAGGAAGAAAAATCAATACCTGCGCAAACCCCTACTGCGGTAAAATATCTTTATCCTTTCTCAAAACCAGAGAAATTCCTTCCACGCCATCCCAGTCTTTAAGAACTTCCCTGATGTTAAACTCCTGGGAACCGTCCTTGTATATTTCCGTGATGGTCATATCATCCAGATCAATGCGGGCGTTTTTAAACGAAATTGCCTTTGCTTTTTTTGCCATATTATTACTCTCCTTGTAATTAATCGTCCAATAAATCAGCCATACTTGCCGTTTCGCTGCGTTCGGTTTTTGGCATATGCACAAATCCGAATCTATGGTGCCCTTTGAGTTTATCAATAACGCTCAATAACCCATTGCTTTTCTCAAACATCTTATCATCGGTCTGCCTGTAATCGCCATTCATCCATAACACCGAACCCTCACCAACGCGCCCCAGTAAAAGCTGTACCTGCGACTTCAACGTGTCTTCAACCTCTGTGGTGTACAGGATACTGTTCTTAAAATCCCTTCCACGGATATGCCCCATATGAACAATCTCGATTTTTCTTTGATGAATCAGCATCTCCAATCCCTCAATCCCGCCAACATGGTCGGCAAGAGGCATCACGAACGGAAGGAGCTTGTCATAAGCGTCACCAGGCAAAGTACCAAGCGGCTTACACCCCAGCGCTTCCCAGTTATTGCGAATCCATATTATACGCTCGTACTTATTCTTTTTTATTAATTCAAGCGCCACCGCGCTCATCAGGTAATCTTTCCCCGCGCCATAAGCTCCGGTCAGCATCTTGACGGTTATATCGGTGTTTAGAAGCATATCTATGGCTATAACCTGCTGCGCGTTTCTCGGCTTAATTTTTTCTGACCAGCCGTTGTTAATTGTTTTAGGTATAACCCTGATATATTGGCCATCACCACTCCAACGGAAATAGTCAATCGCCTCGCCATTGCCGTTTGCTATAATCAAGTATTCATTATCAAGGCATTCATATTTGTTGTCGTTTAAGTTGCTGTAAAAGTCAGAAAGCTCGGCGTCGCTCATCGTAATCGTTCTGAACCCGTTATATGCTGTCATAGATGTCTCCCGTCATCCAATAATCGCGGTAATATCTTCCACAATTTCATCAATAAACCTGTAATTTATCAGTTCATCCGTGGATAAGTACCAGTCATCATCCTGCCTGCGCTTATATGTTCTGGAATCGAGAGAAGTTCTCTTCAGCACATAATCCCTGAGACGGTCAAGTTGCTGTTTATACCATTTCGCCGAAGCGTCCAACTGTGACGCTGTTCCGCCCATATAACCAGACCCTTTATGCAGCACCGCAGTCGCGTCTTTAATGCTGTAACGCTTGTGTCCCGCCAATAATATATATAGCCCCGCGCTTGAGGCATCGCCCATGTTATACGTGTATACCGGCGTCTTGGAAAGCTGAATTATGTTTATCAGGTTCAATGCCGAAGCCAGCTCTCCGCCCGGCGAGAAAATGAGTATCCTGATGGGGACTCGTAATTCCGGGTTCACACCCCTGTCGTCTCTGTTCCACTCTAAAATCTTCTTGGATACTTCCAGTACACCCACGTCAATTTCGCTGTCAATCCAAATGGTTCTCTCATTCAGATTCTTATAATACGTTATTAATTCAGGCGCTGGCAACTGCAAATTTTCAATTGTTTCGGGAATTACTACAGCCACTTCGTTCAATGGTTAGTCCTCCGTAATAGTATTTTTGTTGTTTTTCCATGTTACGGGTTGATCATTTAATGCTTGTCTGACTTCTTTGAAATCCTCCACCCAATAATATTTTCCAGTATGATTATAAGGGTAATGCCCGTAGCGTTTGTTAAACTCGAAAAAGAACTTTGATTTTTCCAGTTTAAGAAACTGCGACTTGGAAATTTCTATCAAGTAATATACCTCTCCCAGCGTTATAATTTACTATACCATATATGCACACTTTTTTGACGGTCAATAAACGTTGATATCATGCGGTTTTTGACACCTCCATTTTTCAATTTTCGCCGTTTTTAGCCTCTTTTTTGTAAATTTGGCGTCGAAACCGGTAGTCAAATATCAGAATATCCCCGTTTTCATCTTCGACCAATTTTGTTATCTCGTCATCCCTTTTGATCATATCAATGGCAAAACGCCCCTCTGACTGAAACATTGCGCCAAATAGCAAATTCTTCACGTCCTTATACGCGGCATTCTCCAAGGTTTGCAGCAACAGAATTACCACACCGCTTTTTCGCAGTACGGATGATAAATAGTCAGTGCAATCTTCCTTTAAATGCCGGATTGTCTCCTTTTGCTCATCAATAGCCAGATTATCGTATATCCCCACGCCTCTATATGCTTCGTTAATTGACTTTTTGAAATATCTCACTTTTTTTACAATTTCATCACGTCTCCGATATTTACCACCGCCGACATACTTGGAGCCTTCAATCAATTCGCTCAACGGAATCGTTTCACAGCTGTCACATTGTTTGCTCTCGTGTGAATATTTGCTCACTGCCTTTTGCAAATAGTCCATAGATGTATGGAAGTACTTATACCTGTGTTTTGGATTGAGTGTGTAACCATTTTCCCTCGTTATCATCTTGAAAAACATGGGCTTTTCAATTTTGCTGCCGCCGTCGGTTCTCCGATACTTCTCTTTTAGCAGTCTGATTTCCTTCACGCTGTCTACGGCAAACTCCTTCTTGGCCTTATCAATCTCTATGCCGCTAAGAACGGCCAGCTTGCAAATGTCATAATAAAGCGTCATATTCTGTTCTATGGTCTGCCCCCTGTAGACATTATCCCATAATTTACTGTTAAGCTCCTGGGATAAGTTTACAATCTCGCCAATCTTATTAACGCTTGTTTTAACATCAAGGTCGGCTTTGTCACCTCCGGTATAATGTCTCTGCGTTTTTTGAGCTTCAACCATACTCGTAGGTACAGGAAACTTATTATAATTACGTATTGCGGCATTGATTAAAAGCTCGTTGTCCGTCAAAAGCATTGTGTCCGAATCAAAATCCGCGCCGTTCAACCTTTGTTGAATGTTTTCACCAATCGCGTTTATGCAGACAATCTCATTACTCAGGTTAAAATACCGGTCATAATCGACATTCCTCCTGTTTGTGGCCAAGTACACGTTCGCCATAGTAATATGGGGCGATCTCGTCCCCAGAATCATTTGACCATCCTCAAAGCGTTTTGAGTAAATGTTCCCAGCCCCCAAAGCGGATTCGCCGGTAAACCGGTTGATGCTGCTGTTCAGCATTTCCAACCCATTACCGAACAACACGGAATAATTTCCATTAACCAATACATGCCCGCGCTTCAAGTTCTTTACCATAGCCTTCACCAAGTCGTCCCTGAAATCCTTGTATAGCTTCGTCCTGGAAAAGTCGCGGTTTACGCCTAATAATCCAAAAACTATATCATTTTTGCTTGAAAATTCCATTGTTTCTATGTCAGGATATGAATATTTTATGTAATACCGCAGAATATCGGGGTCGTTTCTAACCTGCGATATGAAATCCAGCGATGGTTGCAGGAATTTTCCAATATCTTCATAGCTAAGCTGCAAAGTATTAAGCAACTGGTAGTGGCATTGTACCATCCTGCCGTCAAAATAATGCGGCGGCTTCTCATATTTAACTATCCCGAAAGTGCTGTCCCAGTTATTAAACCACTGCTCCAGGGTTCCAAATTTGAGATATTTGATACTGTTTGGCGTAGTAATAATTTTAATGTCCTCAATGCTCCTTGCTCTCGTTTGCCCGTTGAGTTGTGATACATCACTTATGCCATTATCAGCGAACCATTGTTGAATATTGGTATTAAATCCGCAGGTTTTAAAGAATCTGTTCCTGAGCAATAACATACCCCGGCTGCTATATTCTCCAAACAGGCTCGTGTCCAATAGCGATTGTCCATCCCATATGCTGTTGCTGATTTCCACGCGTTCAGTCCCGGACGTAAGATATCCATCCTTCAACCTGACCGCCACAACATCGTCCTCAAAGACACTGTTATAATCATCAATAACAAGAACATTTTCCGGCAGTATCTGGAGCGTGTCTATTATACTACTGGAAGTAAGCGATATATACGACTCAAATGCAGCCAAGTCGATGGGATCGCCTTCTTTGACCTTTAGTCCGCATAATTGCCAATCATGAAACCGCTTATACAGTATTTCGTTAATAAACCAGCATTTGCCCACCCTGCTGCTCCCGCTGCTGCGCTTAAACCGAATATATCTGGCTCCATCCAGTATAAATCCATTCTCGTATAAACAATCCCGAAGCTGCCTCTTATTCTTAATGGTGGGAATGTTCTTGATTTGTTCGTATATGTTCTTTCCAGCATTATATGCAAAGTATTCGGATGAAACATTTTCCAACTGATTCATTTCGATCTGAACATTTAACTTGATGCCAATTATCTCATTGCCGATAAGACAGATATTGTCATTAAAAGATAAATCCCTGAGTATATGCCCGGCCTTTATGTAAATATCTTTCCCGGCCTGATTATATAGCTTATGGGAATACTTGAAAGTGACATTGATAATGTGAGGGCAGTAGTTACGGCCTTTAATGTTAAATTTCCAATCTTTTCTGCGAACAAGCTTATAGTAAATTTCCTGAAGCTTAATCATGTCTAAGCTATAATCAAACGTGTTGATGTATCTGCGCGTGCTTACGTCGCCGTTCAATCGCCTTGTACTGTAGCCCGCCCCGTCTCTGTTGACCAAATTATTTGCGTTGTAAATATCCTTGGCGTCTAAACTTAGTATCTTGACGCCTTTGTTTTCGCTCATATAACCCCTCCTCGTCAAAGCAATCGTAAATACTGCTCTTTTGGTTCATAATTTCGCTTGGCAATTCATCTCCATACACCAATCTTTCAAGTTGAAGTATGCAATTATCATATTCCCTGTAAATCAATTCCTTATATTTCATTTTTCTCACCTCCGTATAAGCGATTTCCCGCACAATCAGTTATTGTCATTCGCAACCTCCAGTTGAAACAGTTCGTTTATCAAATTATAATCCGCTACTGCACCTCCAAAAATCAACTTCGTGTTAATCATAAAGATATGATCTTCCGGTCGTAAACTGTTGAGGGCTATACCCACCGCAAGTTTCTCACCGCCCAATCGTGTACGTAATATCTCATTGCCCAGACGCTGACAATGCCGTTCCGAATAACCTAATTCAATTGCCAGTTCGCTTAATTTTATCATCTGAAGTTCGCAGCGCACAGTCGTAGTCTGGTTTTTGGCCAGGCAGTTAAAGTTTGGGTTAATATAGGGAACCAGTTGTAAGAGCAATCCCAGCTTATAATGCTCTTTTGGGTATAGGCGGTGATATAAATCACGTGTCATGTCAATAAAGAGACGAACTGCCTTGATATTTTCTGCCTTTACAAGATTACCCTTGTTAAAAAATGAATTATTAATATAAACCTTGTTGTCCTTTAATTCTATGTAGTTGTGCTGGATCATCTTGTTTATCCATCGGTTATACGTGTTCCAATCCAGTTCCATCACCTTGTTGATGTCTTTGAACAACATCGGGCTCCCGTTCACGGTCAGTTCATTCGTACTGTAGTCGATATAGGTCGATAGGAACATCAACCGGCAAATGTCTTGTGTCTTGAGATCAGGAAACGTTTCCTCCTGGCTTTTGAAGTAAGACCAGATGAATTTTGTTGACATCTTGGTCACAGGTTCCTCTACAATGCCGATTTGTTGTTTCAACTGATTGTTCTCAATTATCAATCCCGTCCTTTCATCCTCCGCTTGAATAAATGCTTTCCTGTAGTGTTCCTTTCTACGTTTACGCTCCGCATGGGTGACAAATACACCCGATTCCAGTACCTCGCCATCGCTTAAATCAACAATGGCGGCATTTGTGACAAGTTTCTTGATGATAAATTACCTCCTTATATTTGCTGGAAAATACTTGTAGCGCGGACATCTTTGGCGATTTCGCGGACATCTTTGGCGATTTTCAAAAAAATAAATGGCTTAAAATCAACGTTTTTTGAGGTTTTTCTCCTCTTAATATCTATAGTGTGTAATTTACCATTTTTTAGGTTGTTAATATCCTAAAAGATGGGAATTGTAGTGGAATTGTCTCGACGAACCCACCTGTACAATATCAAATTATAATTACGTTAATATTATACTGCCTTTGATAAAAAATGAAGTAGGTAATTGCAGGGAAAAACTGAAGTATTTATGCCTGTAGAGTGATGATGTAATTGTTATTAGTTGATTAATAGGGCTTCCTGACTATTTGGGCGTGATTATCCATTGCCAGGTCGAGGGAGTTTTGGATTGATTTTTCATTTTTATTTTTTATATCTATCGGCATAGATATACCTTTACGTATAGCTATACGTAGTAGAGGTTATATATACTGAGAATCCTCCGCCAGAATGAGAAATTTACTATCTGAATGGCTTGACGGAAGTGCAGATTAGGAAGAAGTCCTTCCTAAAATGAAAAATAAATCCAGTATTTGCAAGGGTTTGAGGGGTATACCCCTTTAGGATAAATAAGAGAAAAAATGCGTTGAGATTTCTGCTTATTGGAAAGTATCGCTGATATGCTACTGTCAATATTGATGTCTTACATGGGATGAATGACGAGGCATATGAAAAAATAAATATAATTCAACTCACTTCCTAGTGGATAGTATTACGTTTATCTTGATAAAACCCTTATTTTGTAGAGAAAATAGATAGTTGTATATTTATAGGCGTTGTGATTCTTTGATATATAAAGGTGTGAATTACCTGTTTGTGTTTGTGAGACTGTAGTTGTATGAGTAGTGGTTTTTCTTGATATAGAGGCGTGTGTTTGATATGGAATGGTATGGTAAGAGTTGATGTGATTGAGTTGGAAGTGGTTGAAATATAAGTGTTGTGTGATGATAAGGCTGCTTACGGCTGGTCAGCACTCGGGCGGGATGAAAAACAATGTAAACTAACCCACGTATCGCCATATTACGGGATTTTTGCGGCGCGAAAGCGCCGAAAAGTATACATATAATGCGGTATAATATGTATATTTTTGGCCGGCATCAGCGCGGCGGCACCAGCGGCCGGTATCAGCGGCCGGTATCAGCGCGGCCGGCATCAGCGCGGCGGCACCAGCGGCCGGCACCAGCGGCCG